GTCCCATTTGGAGCCGCTCCTTCTGGAGCGGCGTCTACCCCCAGTCCCATGGATTCACTTTTGCCTCTCTCCTGCAGCTGCTCATGCTCCGTGAGCTTCCTCCGTTCCGCATTGTCGTGAAGGGGACGGCCAGAGACGAGGCCGTCTGGTCATGGCCGTCCGACGGAGGCGACACTGGTGGCGCCATTGCGCTGAATGCTTCGGGAACCTGGGGAGATATCAATTCAGTGTACGGACTTCGCCCGCGGGCCATGTCGTTTACGGGCACACGCTGGGGCGATGCCTGGGGTGCTGACCCGGAGCGGGAGGAACTTGAACTTCTTGAACGGTACCAGGAGACGGAAGGGCTCACGGCAAACCCCGTGAAGCCGTCCTCTCCAGTGATATCCGGCCAGTTAATCATCCCAGTCATGCCTTCCGCACCTGTGTGGGTGCGTGAATGGACGGGCACCTGGGACAGCCGCCCGTGGCTCATCCCCGCGGCCGAAATCGCTATCAGGAGTGAAACAGAATGAGCCTCGCTACTTTAACCAATACCGGCCGGGCGGCCATCGCCAGGGCCATAGCCGGCAGACCTCTGCATCTCGCATGGGGTACTGGCGATCCCGCATGGGACGCTGAGGACGCCACTCTGCCTTCCCTCGTCGATGCCACAGCCCTCACTGCAGAGGTCGGCCGCAGGCTGGCCACAGCTGTTGGCTACGTTGAGCCTGATGAGGAGGGCGACATCGTTATCCCCGTGGCCACGGGGAGCGGCACGGCAACCAATAAAAGATACAGGCAGGTAACCGGGCCGACCGCCTACCTGTATATCCGCGTCAACTTCAATTTCGAGGACGCCTCTTCGGCCACTATCAGGGAAGTCGGCGTTTTCATGGACACCGTGACGGCACAGGGGCTGCCCGAAGGGCAGCGCTACTTCACACCCGGCGAAATTTCCGATCCTGGTCTGCTTCTTGCGGCTGAGATACTCACACCGGCCATAGCCAGATCGCCGTCAGTCAGGCAGACCGTCGAGTTTGTCCTGCCGATCTAGAGGAGGAAATCACCATGCAGACCCCTAATGGGAAAAACATCGACAATTACTGGAACCGCTACGACTCCAGCAAGGAATATCGCGAGATCCTCTTCCGTGATGGGTATGGCACCCAGGCGTCAGAGATCAACGAGCTCGAGAGCATTACCGCGGCACACGTCCGCGGCATAGGAGACGCCATCTTCTCTGACGGGGACATCATCAAGGACGCCCAGATATCTGTGGACGCATCGTCCGGCGCTGTTACAGCTGAAGCCGGCCAGGTCTACCTTGCCGGCACGGTCTATTCCGTGTCTGCCTCAGCGTTCACCGTCCCACTGCAGGGGACGTTCTCCGTAGGCATTCGTCTCAAAGAGACAATTATATCCGAGGCTGAAGATGCGGGGCTCCTCAACCCGGCAGTCGGATCAAGAGGACAGGGTGAGCCGGGAGCATGGCGTCGCAGAGTTCAGGCTGTATGGGGGTATGACGGAGACGGGGGCATTGGATCCTTCTATCCCATCTATACCATTGATGATGGCGTTGTTAGGGCAAAGGAGACACCTCCTGACCTCGACAGCGTCACCCAGGGCATCGCCAGATACGACAGGGATAGCACCGGAGGCGGCACCTACGTCTGCTCCGGCATGACGGTCAGGGCCGCTGATGATGTGGGAGGAGCGCAGATTTACACTGTGGCCGAAGGCCGCTGCCGTGTCTGCGGCTACGGAGTTGAACTCCTTACCTCCAGACGTCTCACGTATGCTGCCGAACCGGCTCTCCGTCTCATCGATACAGAAGCTATCGTGGCTGACGGTACTGCCACCCAGCGCATCACCGTGGCGCATCCTCCAATCCGGTCCATCACATCCCTCCGCGTAACGCTGGAAAAAACTGAAACCGTCGTTCATGGCAGCTACACTGGCTGCGCCGATGCTCTCTCCGAGACTTCTGTGCGTTCCCTCGTGAGCGTTGTACAGGGTTCCACCACTTATACGGAGGGCACGGATTTCAAGCGTACTGGCGACACCATTGACTGGTCTCCCTCCGGAGCGGAACCGGCAACCGGATCCACGTACACGGTTATCTACACCTACATCGCCAAGGATGTGGTTCCTTCCGACCAGGATTTCGATGGCTTTTCAGTCAGCGGAGCAGTTCAGGGATCCGACATTCTCGTGAGCTACCAGCAGGCCCTGCCCAGAATTGACCGCCTCTGCATCACCTCGGACGGCGCATTCTCCTGGATTCAGGGCGTTGCCTCCGAGACCCAGGCAAAAGCGCCGGCTGTTCCCTCGACCATGCTGGCAATCGCTAGCGTCACACAGACGTGGAGAACGAAAGACGAGCGCGTTGTAACGAATGACGGCGTGCGCGTCATAGCTTTCTCTGATCTCGAAGCGCTCACGAGCCGGGTGGATTATGCCCTGCAGGAAATTGCCCGCCAGAGGCTCGAGTCCGATGTTGCGACCCGCGAGGCTGGCGCACGCGTGGGCATCTTTGTAGACCCGCTGCTAGATGACAGTATGCGGGATCAGGGACTGGATCAGACTGCCGCAGTGGTTAATGGTTTCCTGACGCTGCCTATCAGGGCCAGCGTATCCGGCGTCTCTTCCGATGTGAAGCTCCCAGCTGCCCGCAGCTCCTCTTCTTTTGTCGTCCTGGAGCAGCCGCTGATGACTGGCGAGATGAAAATTAACCCCTATCTCGCGTTCGCCGTCATGCCAGGGAAAGCCACGCTGACGCCTGCCGTGGA